GTTAACATGATGCTCATCAATATGGCGATTTAATAAAATGTGTGGATACGCCATTTATATAAAATTTATACGATAGAGCTTGGACTGATTGTGTTGACTTACCATTTAATGATGTACTGAAAGATAGACTCTTTAAAGCAATCACAGATATTAAACTTAAATTCAAAATTAATGATTGTAAGAGTAAAAAGAGAACAACCGTTTTATCAGGATTAATGAACGGTACAGTCTTTTCAGGACATCCAACTAGGACAACACTCGGTAATACTTTAAGAGTACTTAGTTATGCATAGTATATAGCTTTTATAGCTGGAATACCAGAAACAGACTTAAAGATTCATGCAGCTGGAGATGACATGTTGATCTTTATAGAAAGGAAATAAGTCTAGAAGTATAGAAAGTATTATGAGAGAGTGTATATCCATGAAAACATCTTGAAGGATGAGATAGCGCACGGACTTGGATAAGTAGGGAAGATCTTTAATATATCAGAAACTAAGATTGATTTTCTTTCCAAGTATGGATTTGTGGATAGAGCATCAGGACGAGTTATATTAAACAGATAAGTTAACAGAGTCTTGATTGGAGGAAATGATACCAATAGAATTGGTAAACACATAAGTGAGTAAGAATACAATTGGGCAATTACAACATCAATTGAATCGTATGGATATAGATACCCAATTCTTAACAGATATATTGCTTATAGAAAAAGAAATCTCACTCATTGGACTCCAAACAAATCCAGATTTGCCAATTTAAGTGACAACAATGAAATGTTCTACCTAACTTATCATAAATCTGAATATGATTATGAAAATGTTGAATTTGAATTAAAAGTTAGAATGGGAGAACACATTGTTAGTTTGATTGAACAATCTTTGGATTAAGATTGTCATTTAGCGTTATCCTACATGGATTTAGCAGAGGAGAGTTTCTGATCACTCTGAGATCAGTTAATTCGCTACCCTTAGGCGGATAAAAATTAAGGGGTAATCGGGAGAAAAAATTTAATATATACAATGGTACAACGCAAATAATAACAACC